TCCACACTAGTTCACCATTCGCTATTTGCGAATTGAGAATAGGATATGCAGTAAAATAACATGAGTCAGTATCACCATATACGATAGCTTCACCGTCGTGTGCATATTCACCTGCGATTGTTTCATTGATAGTACTCATCATGTGTTTAACAATCTGACGACCACACAATGTAACACTTTGCCCAATGCGTTTATCATAGAAACGACAATGCTCATTCAACAATGCGCCATATGCAGAGTTCAATAAAATCTTACGTACTAACTGACGCTTGTCCCAATAATCACGGTCTTCATCAGTAGTTGATTCTTTTAGTTTCTTCTGCATTGCTTTACGATCCGAGTACCAGCGAGACAATAGTCCTGGAACTACGCCCTCTTTCTCGTATGTAAAGATTGTACCATTTGCACTAAGCATCCAAGGCTTGTGACTGTCAAAGACCATCTTCCATATCTCTGCCGCAGACATTTCTTCACAGCGACCATCTTCATAGTCAACAGTAAGCATAGTGCCACGCTCTTGGTTCATAATAGCAGTATACTCTAACGCACCAAACAAACCTTCCCATAGAATAGCACCACCCACATCATCGTCACCTTCTTTATAACGTTTCTTTTCTTGTGCTAATCTAAGACCCTTGTCTTTCATGTACTGATCGGTTAAAGTTTGTCTGACTTGGGCAACAATAGTCTCGCCCGCCATGTTAACTGCTCGGATGACCGAAGGATAGAGTGAGTTAATATCGACTGCCCCGACGTATTCGTGCATACCTCTTTTCGGCGTAGCAACAAAGGCACCTGCGGCTTGCTGTGTTTCATCTGCATTTATATTTCTCCGTTTTTTATCTGGTACAACTAATCCACGCTCATGCGCCTCATTATAGATAGCCATTTCAATCATTGCCACTGAACCCATAACTGTTGGTAACAGTACTGTGTTTTCATGTGCCAATGCATTAGCCAAATCTAAGAATTTAAGTTTGTTGTGAATCTTAACCAACAACATAGTATCTTGTCTGTTATACTCTAAGAACTTTTGCCAGTCCTTGTTATACAATTGGTCAAGAGTACCTTCGTATTGTGTTTTGTTTTCACCAACTTCCATTTCACCAATAGCATCTAGTTTATAGCTATGGCGACTTTCGTAGTTGTATTTCTTGTAGAGTTGCAAATAGTCCATGTGAATACGACCGATTAAATCATAAGTCTGTTCTGACTTACCAAATCGTTCATACTCTCTTGGCTTGGGTAGTTGACCCATTAAACAGAATTTACGTGTATCGTCTTTACTCATTACACGTGTGACACGATTAACCATATATGGTATGTCGTATCCTTCTGAGTTCCAGCCAGTCAACACATCTGCATCTTCAATCAATTGAAAGAATGTCTCAAACATTTCCGTTTCATTTTTGAAAAGCAATGTATTCTCAAACTTACGTGTAATTTCCCATGCTGTTTCATTACTCATGTGCTTTGGTGCAATACACAATGTTATCAATGTGTCTTGCCAATCCAAATACAATGAAATAGCTGTTACGGGATTGAATGGGTCAGTAGTAGGACTGAAACCTTTTTCTGGATCAAAGTCTACTTCAATGTCAAAGAAACAAGTGTGTAGTTTGGGAGGATCTATACCCAAATAGTTTTCACTTAGACAACGAAACACTACGTTAATGTCACTCTCAAAGAGTTCCTTACCACCGTGTATCCTGCGTTCCTTCTCAAACTCTGTACGCTTGCGAGTACTGAATCTACTTACTGGTTTGCCATAAATGCTACGATGCTTACCCTTGTTATCTGGATAGTAGAAAACATAATTGGCAGGGAACTCTTTGTAATGACGCTTACCGTCAGTACCTCGTTCTACTACATAAATTCTATCTTCATCCCGTGAATGGATGGCATCTACATAACTCAAAGTGTTTTGCCCACAGTTTCCAAAATAGTGTTGAGTTGTTCGTGTTCTTGATTTGATTGTGTTAAACTTGCTTTATGGGCAATTCGTATTGCCTTTTTAAGTACACTAGGTTTAACTTCTAGTTCTTCTGCTATTGCTTTTACTGTATCGGTGAGTCCACCGTTTAATGTATCAATTTCATTCATAACTAGCATACCCTCATTAATGAGTTGTGTTAGTTTGATTTTTTGATCGCCGTTGAATGTTTTAACATCGTTCATGTTTACTCCTTAGTGAAGTAGTTATTATACACTAATTCGCTAAGAAGTCAAACAGTTTACGTAATTGCGGTAACCTTATTGAAAGATTTCTGGGTGATCTTTGCCGTAAATCTTAATGTATTTACCCGCAAGCATATCAGCCATTGCTTCAACAGGGCTACCTGGATAGCTATCGTCGGGTCCAATCATATTCAATTGATCCTGTCTGTGATGTACTAATTCATGGAAGATTGTTCTAAAGATATCTACCATATTACGATTCTCAACA